GATAACGTCTATCATTGGGCTACCAAGCAGGGCATTCGGTTATCAATACCCGCAGAAAGCGAGTATGCCGAGCTACAAGCCCAGCAGGAGGCATAGTGAGTAAGGTTGACCCAAGGATATTAAAGGAGTTTGCAACCACGGAAAGACATCACCAGGTACTCGATGCAGTAATTGAGTTAGGATCGGCTAACAAGGCATCGAAGAAGTTAAAATGCGGCAGGCGAACTATCGACGTTATGCTAAGGCGGCTAGAGAAGTATGCAGCTAGTCAGGGGGTATCTCCACACAGAGACCTAATCCATCAGACCGCAGAAGGGTTTGATGCAAAAAGAATATCCACTGCTTACAAAGAGGATGGCACTGTAGCTTTACAGTGGGTGATCCAAGAGCCTCAGAAACGCGACATGAAGGCCAAGATCGAAGCCATGATGGATGGCATGACCGACGATCTCAAAGGGTTTATGAAACCCACAAAAGAACCTAAATCTGTAAACTCTGACTACCTAGCCATGTATATGATTGGCGACCACCACTTTGGGATGCTCGCGGATAGCGAAACTAAGATGGATTCAGATGATTGGGACATCAAGATAGCCACCCAAATACTCATAGACTCAACGTCTAGGCTATCAAACAGGGTAGGCAATGCTGAGGTTGGCGTTCTACTTAATGTGGGTGATTTTTTCCATGCCGATTCTAGTTTTAACACGACTACTAAAGGCACCCCTGTTGATGTCGATAGTCGCATATCAAGAACATTTAAGCTCGCTGGCAGGCTATTTAAAGTGCTTATTAGCAAGATGCTGGAGACCCATAAGCAGGTTGTTGTAATCAATGTCAGAGGCAATCACGATCACGACATGGCCTGCCACCTGTCTAGCTGTCTAGAGCTTCTGTACGATCAAGAGCCGCGAGTCAACGTAGTTCCTAACTATTCTAAGTTTATACACTATCAGTGGCACAACAATCTGTTCGTATTCCATCATGGCGATAGGATTAAGCATGAACAGATACTTCAGGCAGTGATTAAGAATCTCGATAATGAGTGGAGCCAGTCTAAGAATAGATACTGCCATCTGGGACACATCCACCACCATACAGCGCGTGAAGTTGGCTCTATGCACTTCGAGCATTGGGGCAGCCTGACCGCCACCGATCAATGGCACTCAGATTCTGGTTATGGAGCAGAGCGTTCAATGACTGCTGTGGTTTATCACAAAGACAGTGGAGAAGATTCCCGCGTCAAAATTAAGGTAGGCTAATGAGCAATGTTATTAATTTCCCCAAGAATGGAGTCACTGCTGCTAAGTCTTTTTGTAAGTGTGGTAACAGTCTTGAGTATTGGATTGGCAGCGATGGCAATGCTTACGGGATTTGCCCTCATTGCAACATTGGGATGCCTTGTGAAATTGAGATATTTGAAGAAGAGGACTACGAATGAAAGCACTAGAAAATCAAGTAGGTGGCGACCACTACAAGAACAAAGCTATTCAGCCTATAGAATACATCATGGCGAATGAGTTGGATTTTTGTGAGGGCAATGTTGTGAAGTACATTACTCGCTGGAGGGATAAAGGCGGGGTAGAGTCTCTCAGGAAGATTAAGCACTACGTTGACTTCCTGATCGAGCGAGAAATCAAAGATGACTGAGCCAGCTTACAAGTTTATAAATTACCCTTATAAGTCGCCATTTGTAAACCACCCTGTACTCATAGAGTATACAGTTCAAAGCCACAACCTCACGCTTCCTGAGATGCTGGAGCATATACAGTCATTCCTGCAAGCGTCTGGCTATGACTTCACCAACAAATATTTGGATATAGTAGATGGCGAAACGTAAAAAGACCACTGTCGCTCAGGAGGTAGAGAAGGCGGCAAAGCTCCTGCAGCGGCTTGTACGTCTGAAGGCAAGCGATGATAACGGATACTGCCAGTGCGTTACCTGCGGAAAGATAGACCACTACAAGGCCATGCAGGGCGGCCATTTCATACCCAGAGGCAGAACTGTCTTTAAGCTATTTGAGGAAAACATCCATCCCCAGTGCCCTAGCTGCAACCTGTGGGGAATGAAGCAGGCTCACTATGTCCTTCGCTACAGGCAGTATATGGCAGATACCTATGGAGAGCGCAGAGTTAAAGCTATGGAGCGTCTGGCGTGGAGGGCATCACCTAAGTTTAACCGAGAGCAAGTTATCCAGTTTGCCCGTGAACTGAAGGAGCAGGTTAAAGAAGAGGAATACAGGATAGGCGAATATTAATTTAGGTTTTTTTCATTTAGGGGTTTACATTTAAGTAAACTAGGCGCATAGTTACGCCTCAATCAAAAAACAAAGGGCAACAAAATGAAATATCAAATCAATCAAGAAGTTTGGGTAAAGTGCGCTGGCAATGATTGCTGGGTAACTGGAATTGTTACTGGGTTAACCGCAAAAAGAGTGCGCGTTTACAACGAAGTCCGAAGCCTTGAAGGGCTGTACGCGCCATCTAACGTAAAAGCCAAATAATCTACCGCCCCTACGGGGGGCAACTAAGGAGAATAATATGAAAATCAAAGTTGAATGCACACTTGAGGTTGATCCAAAAGTAATTAAGCAATTAATGCAGGAAGGTAATCTGGCTGACGGTGAAGAGACTATCCAGTATTTTGTTAGGTCTCATGTACTATCTGTTGGCGTAGGAGTTTTAAGCGAAGCTCTTTACAATGCTAATCTTCCAGATGCTATAGATGTAATCAAAACAAATATATAAGGAGAATAATATGAAAATTAATGAATGTTGTTTAAAGGATATAAAAGCCCGCGAGAACAAGCGCGAGGATATTGCAGAAGCCAGAATCTTCTTTGTAGCATCTATGGCCCTTTTAATTTTGTTAAGTATTGTCGGTAATATGGAATACAGCGACTGCGTTAATCTGGGGGTGTGCTAATGTCTTATAAAGTGCTGAATGACGCTGTAGGTCTTATACGCGATGAAACCCCACTATGGGAGGGTAGCTATCAGGTACTACCAGATGCAACTAAAGACGGACTTATAGCCTTATGGTTGATAACTCACCCAACATGGATGGATGACGTATTTCCACACACAGTAAGCGATAAGCGTTTGCTGGCCCTAGAGGCTGTTTACAGCGAGGATGCTACATCTAGGATGGCTGCTGCTATGTTCCGCGATGCTGCTGAGAGAAACGCAAAGGATGTGGATAACGATGCTTATCTTTCTGAGGCGCTTGACGACTTTGAGGGCATACTAGATAGCCCTGACTTTTTGGAAGAGATACGCGAGCAGATATACCTGTATCTTGAACCTAGCATGGAAGAGCTTGTAATGGATTCTTTCCAAGACCTTAACCACTTAGACAGATTACTTCTAGGGAGCCACTGATGGACGTTAAAACGCTAATCAATGAGGCTAACGCCTACGCGGACAAAGCTATAAGGCAGTCTTACATTGAAGCTAAGGCCAGCAGGTTCAGGGAGTGGATAACCGAGCCACTGGTAGTTTATAGATTACATTTTGCAGTAATGACCGCTTTTTTAGCTGCTTTTGTTATTTATGAGGTTATAATTTACTAGCCGAGGGTTTCATATTCCCTTCCGATCAGTGTGATCTACTGTGGCAAGACAGATCAGGCCAAGGTCTCCTTAACCTTTTGACCCAGAATAGCCCACTGGGGAGCCGATACGGGCTACTATTTTCTAGGCGCGTTTCATGTCGTTGCGAGCCTAACCCTCAACCCCTCAGACCGATTTGTACTTGGCTGGGGGGTTTTTTTATACATTAAAATGTACATTGCAGTCTGCATTCAGGTAGTTTCAGTGATTATTGCACACCGAAACTGTACATATCATTAATGGTATAAACTAAATAATAAACTGTCATTTCCGATCATATCTGGTTATCTATACAATGCCGCCCTAACTTACCAACAAGGGGGCAAACAGTGATAATCTACATGATAGTTTTTGTAATTCTTTCGCTTGGCGCAGTCGCTGCCGACGACCTTAGCTAGTTTACATTATAGTAAAAACCATGCACAATGCCGCTAGTTCACTGACATTAGGGGTGTCACATGGATCAATTAAACCTTACTAAATCACTTGAAGACTGCTTCGACTGGGAATTAAACGACGAGATAATCCGCTTTGATGCGATTATTGAATCGTTAATGACTACAGATGTCCAAAGGCATAAGATCAGAGAAGAGCTTATCGACTGGCAGGATGGTGTTGCTAACATGGTAGATGAGCTATCAGCTATCGAACCTTATGAAGGTTACAGAGAGTTTGCAGCAATGGCAGAAGAGATATTCGGGACGGAGCAATAATGGAATCTATTGAATGGAAGAAAACGGGGGAGCTAATCCCTTATTCTAACAACTCAAGAACGCACAGTGAGAAACAAGTACAGCAGGTCGCTGCCAGCATAAAAGAGTTCGGCTTCACTAACCCGATCCTAATAGACGAGGATAACGGTATTATAGCAGGGCATGGGCGGCTTCAAGCTGCTCAGTTGCTAGGTATGGACACTGTTCCCACAATTGCCTTACAAGGCTTCTCAGAGGCCCAGAGAAAAGCATACGTTATAGCAGATAACCAGTTAGCCATGAACGCAGGTTGGGATTTTGAAGCGTTACGAATTGAGGTAGATAGGTTGTCAGAGCTTGATATTGACATTGATTTGCTTGGCTTTGATGATGATTTTTTAAATGACCTTTTATTTGACAGCGATTCGGAATCTATTTTTCCTGATATTGCGTCAGGAGAAAAAGAGCCGTATCAAAAGAAAACTTTTACTTTGCATGATGAGCAAGTCGCAATTGTTGATGACGCTGTAATGCTGGCAAGAACCAACCCTTTAGCAGACAGCAGTTTAAACGATAACAGCAATGGGAACGCAGTAACTTTTATTTGCACTGATTGGTTAAAAAATAATGGGTAGCGCAAAAGAAATACAAGTTAAGCCAATAACAGCAAAAGCAGCAGAAAAAGTTGTAAAAGCAATTCACTATAGCGGAAAAACAGCAGCAATTAGTCAGTTGCATTTTGGAGTATTCTTAAACGGAAAATTGGAGGGCGCAATGCAATTTGGGCCACCGATAGATAGAAGAAAGTTAATCGGTTTAGTTGCAGAGACGAAATTCAATGATTTTCTTGAGCTAAATCGAATGGCATTTAGTGAGGCGCTTCCAAGAAATAGTGAATCAAGGGCGCTTGCAGTTGCTTTTAGATTAATAAAAAAGCATTACCCTCACATTGATTGGATAGTTAGTTTTAGTGATGGCACTCAATGCGGAGATGGCGCAATCTATAGAGCAAGCGGCTTTGTTTTAACTGCAATTAGAAAGAACTCTACAATTAAAAGATTGGCTGACGGCACTGTTGCCGCTTCACACGGCACTAGCAGAAAAGATTTTACTGGCGCAGTAACTCTTGACGGGTATCAACTAAGATATTTATTTTTTATAAATAAAGAGTGCCAAAAAAGATTAACAGTGCCTTTAATTCCTTTTAGCAAGATTGACGAATTAGGTGCGGGCATGTATAAAGGGCAAGTAAAGCGTACAAAAGAGCAGGCGTCAAGGGACCACCTTGATCTGGGCGGTGCAACTCCGACCTGTACGCTCCAATCAAAGGCATCACTATGAAAAAAGGCAATCAAGGTGATGGCGGGGGTAGACCAATTATTGAGTTTTCGCCAGAGCAAATAACTCAATTAGAGGCATTGGCGGCTGTATTAACTAAAGGCCAAATCGCTGATTACTTTAGTATTTCCGAAACAACCTTGCGGGCTATTGAAGAACGACAGCCCGAAGTTTCTGACGCTTATAAAAAGGGCAGAGTTAAACAGTGCGCTAGTATGGGGTCTAACTTAATTCAATTGGCTAAAGCAGGTAATGTTGCCGCTAATATCTTTTACCTAAAGACTCAGGCTGGCTGGAAAGAGCAAGAGGCTGAAGTGCAAGACATTCCACCTATCAATATTATTTTAGACGGCAATGCAATTAACCAAACCTCAGACTAAAATATTTTTATCTGAGGCCAGATTTGTTTCTGTTGTAGCAGGAAGGCGCTTCGGCAAGACCTTTCTATCTACAGGTTCTCTTCTAAAAGCAGCACTATCAGGCAGGAATAAGAATGTATGGTATGTAGCGCCTACCTACGGGTCTGCTAAGGAGATTGCTTGGCAGATGCTTATTCATTCTATTCCTCATGAGTATATATCGAAGACTAACGAAAGCTCCCTCACACTTAGGCTAATCAATGGCTCTGTTATCAGCCTCAAAGGAGCCGAAAAGCCAAACAACTTGAGAGGACGTGCTTTGGACTTTGTTGTCCTAGATGAGTTCGCAGATATGCGCCCAGAGGCTTGGTATGAGGTTATTCGCCCTAGCTTATCTGATCGCCAGGGGGGTGCTATGTTTATCGGTACGCCTAAAGGTAGAAACCACTTCTATGATCTATGGGCGCAGGGGCATAACTCTGATGACTGGGAGTCGTTCCAATATACAACTCTTGAGGGTGGCAACGTACCGCAGGCAGAGATCGAAGCAGCCCGTCAAGACCTAGACGAAAGAACATTCAAGCAGGAGTATGAAGCAGCCTTTGTGACCTACGCTGGCCTGATCTATTACGGGTTTAGCC